ATCCTTTAACTTTTTCTGGATATTTCTCATTCCATTCTTTTATACGAGAATAGCACTCATCGTAATTATCTTTTTGATGCTTCTTTACCCGCTCTTTATATTTATCTTTTTTGGCCTCGTAACACTTTTTCTGTCCAATCCTAATTTTTTCTGGGTTATTTAACCTGTATACCCTTTTGTATTCTTTTATTTCTTCTTTGTGTGACTCTCTCCATTTTTTCTTGTAATCAGGATCCCTGTATCCCATAACCCAAACCTCCGCAAAAAGGTTCGCAAGAGTTTTAAAAGAGGAAGGATACCTTGCGTAGTATCTTTTCGGGAGCTACCCTATCCTCATTCTTAATATACTACTGTTTATCCCTCGCCTTGTTCTGAGTCGGAGCTTTATCTGGTGAAACCTTAGGCTCCTCAGCCGTAGGTTCTGGTTTCTTTATTGTAGTAGGAGCTGTATCCAGTACACGTCCCCCTACGTTGATGCTCATTGAATGCTTCATACAGTCATGTCCATTATGTCGTATGCCTCAGGTCCAGTCACTCCCTGCATGCCCGTGTACGTGCGGGGCTGCAGATAATACTCAGCCATGATGCTCGTTAAATTACCCCAGTCCTCAGCCTCGTCCGTACGCGTGAAATTGATCGACGTCCAAAAATTTATCTGATAGAGCTGATATCCTGCATTCGCATATTTTTCCGTAGTCACGTTCCTGAAACTCATCGGGAACAAAGGGTTCTGTAGCTCCAGGTCCAGCTTCTGTAGTAGTAGAGCCTGGATGATAGCTTCGAGTATCTTATACACGCCCTCTTTCCGTAGAGCCTCCCCGGTAGAGCCTCCCTTTAAATGCTGGAACACTACTATTAAAGAGATGTTGAGCTTGGCTTTCCATGTATTGATCGTGACCTTCTGAAAATCCGCTGTGTTGCATGAGATATTTACTGCCGGTCTCGTCAAACTTACTGTACCGTCCACCAGGTTCTTAAACGAGTACTCCCGCACGTCGAGCCCAGCAGCCTTCAGTTTTTCCAATATGCCTACTACTACTTCGGCTATCATTCTTAGTATGCTTCCCAGGAACTCGTTAGAGTTGCGGTCACGTTGTCCGTGTCCACTTTGTTAGTACCAAAGAACGCGGGCTCTTCTGTCGCCTCGAACGGTGAGAATCTCCCAGCCTGTATGTCTTTCAGGACACGCATGGCCTCTGTGTACATTTCCTTTACCGACTCCGGCTGAGTCAGCAGCAAACTCCTACTATACAGGTAATAGATCGACAGGCCTATAGAGATGTTACGAATAGCTTCTGGCACCGTAGTCAGCGGTACGGAGTATCGCCCGCGGCAATAGCCGTCTATAGTCGTATCAGCTTTACGGATGCACTCAGTGACCTTTTCTAAATCAATAGAATCTACGTCGGAATCATCGCTCAACTGTCTGAGCTGCTCTTCCGGCACAGTATTTTTTAAATCCGTCAGCGTACAGTATGCCATGACAATCCTTAGATAGAACTATCAAAGAGAGTGAGTATTTCTACTCACTCTCTTTTTTAATCGACAATTAATCAGATACACAATCCTTATACAAATAGCCCAGATCGAGTCCGAGGCAAGAAATCTGACTCTCTTCTGTCACCTCGTAAACCACTTGTCTGTGGTCATCCTCACGATAGCTGCGCACTTCACGTGCTGCACCATCGATGTTCATCTGGTACTTGTATCCTGCGGCAGGAGTACGCAGACCAGCGGAGGCGGGCGTGTAGTACAGAAACGCGGAGCCCTTGCCCGTGTTGTACTCCCAGAGCTGCTTCGGCGTGAACGTCGCTTCACTATTGTGCTCTTTAGCACTGTTGATCAGTGCTTTTCCGACGAGCACTCTGTCGAGACCCAGCACCATAGCCACGATCTGTTCGGTCGTGACACCAGCCTGGCTGTACTTGATACGATCGAGGATGAGAGCGTTGTCGAGAATCTTCACCCATGTCGCGTAGTCCATGAGCAGAGTATTGGGCTCGAGTCCCGTCGCTGCCTGCACCGCACTCTTACCGGCACGGATGTCGGAGATCAGAGTCGAGGCAGTGGTCTGAGTCGCCCATGCTCCGTGCATGTCGGTACCGTGAGCCACACCATCGGCCCATGTCTGAGCAAAGATCGCGTCAGCGATCAATTTCTCATTGTACAGGTCGATCTGGTTCGCGCAGTACTCAATCGCTTCGGTGATCGGCTGCAGAGGCAAATTACCCGGCTCGCTCGAAGAGCGTACCAGTTCGTCCGTCACGGCTTTGCCGATAGACACCTGCTTGGGATCGATGTTCGTAGTGGAAACGCTGTAGGACCCGCGCTCTGCTACAGTACCCTCAGCACGGAGAGCCGCTTCGAGTCTGAACCACGGCCCCTTGGCGTACTTGAGAATCTGTGTGCGAGAGTTGAGACCTGTGATTGTCGGAAACACCTGTGAACCAATAAACGACGCGTTCCGATACATGATCGAAACGTTCTGCAGTGCGCCACGGATGATGACGTCGTTGCGTGTAGGAAGTGCCATATCATTACTCCTTGTTTGTTTTCAAAAATGAAAGAAAGATTGGGGCCTACTATAGGCCCCAACCAATCCAGTTGCTTACCCTGCCAGTCCGGTGACTCCCTGTGCCCCGGTGAGGCCCTGTGCTCCAGTGACTCCCAGACCACCCGTAGCACCCTGTGCCCCGGTGAGACCAGTGAGACCAGTGAGACCACGGAGACCGGTGGTACCCTGGACTCCAGTGAGACCAGCGACACCGTCCACGAGACGTACACGGACTACCTGATTTGCTGCTGTGCTTGCTTCGAGCATGATAGCACGTGTGATAGCGGGATTGCTCGCGCTGTCAGTACCACGTCCACCAGTAAACCCGAGTACACCGTCCTGCACCATCAAACGCTGACCGACACTGTACGCAGCGTCGACCCAAACTTTTGTCACTCCGAGGTACGAGACCGCCGCGGCCTCACCACTCTCGGGAGCATTCTCCAAGATTCCCTCTGCGTACGCGCCTGCTGAGCTCGAACTCTTCACGGTGCCGTCCGACTGCAGTACCACGAACTTGTGCACTGCATTCGAAAGATTCTCACCCGCGATGTACGAAGCTGCCTGATAGTTCAACTGAGTCGCCATTGTAAACTCCTTCTTTGGTTTCGCAGCACTCCATGGAGCCGATGCTCTTTAGGAGCCGGTACATAGGTTTCCCTGTTACTGATTGCTCATGTACTCTTGCATTTCTTCAGGATGCTCTTTACCCACGCACGCGAATGCTTGAGCATAGGACATACCCTTATTCGACGCCATCTTCTCGTCACAGAACTTGGTAATCTTGTCACTCACAGTACCACCCTCATCGTGGTCCGAGGCCTTTGCTTTTGTGGTCAGCTCTTCGAACACTACGACCTTTGGCAAAGAGCCCAGGTACTCCTTATACGAGTTCAGAGACGTGGTCTCTTTATTCGTCTCGGAGAACTTCCCGGCGTCTGCACCGAATCTCAGCTCCATGTTGAGCACGTGCTGCTCAAGATCCACGGGGCGCATACGACCCTCTGCGACGAGTGCGTCACAGAAACTCTTGTGCTCTGCGAGTCTTGCCTTGACCTCCGTACTCACTGCCTCTGCCTTGAGAGTATCACGCTCAGCGGTGACAGCAGCGAGCTCTGTCTTCAGCGTAGCGATCTGCTCAGCAAAGTTTTCGACAGGAGCGACAGCAGGAGTCTCTACGACTGGAGTCTCTACTGTTTTTGTTTCTGCCATATTTTCTGCTCCTTTGTTTTCTGTAGCGGTCTCCACATGATCTGCGGCGACTGCCTGTGTATCTATCTTAAAAAGATCGAAAACCTTCTTGAAGAAGGAATTTTCTCTCTTGAGTGATTTTACATCTTCCTGGGTAAACTCAGCCATCTCGTCCTCCTGGGTAAATTCATATGTAGTTGCGTTATCGTTGTCTTCGAATTTGAAAGGAGCAAGTCCGGCTATTGCAGGTTGTGCCCCTCCCAGGAATCCCAGGTGCCGTACATTTAGGTTGGGGTAGAGGGAGATACTCCGCATCTTATAGGCTCCAGCCTTCAGGGCCTCCACAAATCCATCATTGAGTTCGGTTAGTTTTGCCTGGAGTTTATTTCCAGCTATACGCAGACTATCTACCCACCCATATGCGGGCGAATCATGCTGAGGGTGTCCTATCACTACAGGTGCTTTTCTATCTTTGGTCTCGTTATATGTAGTAGCAATTTTCTGTAGATCTTCGGGAGTCCACTCACGAGTGTTACCAGCGCTATCAGTGTGTTTTCCAACCTTAAATGCATCCACCCACATGTCCTGAGCAAAAGAGGTTTCCGCATTAGTACTCTCCTCGGCATGGGATCTTTCTTCTGATTTCATAATAGCCTCATGCATTGCGTATGCCATTTTTATTGCTTTCTCTCTCCCAAACTTTGCGAACGGATAACTGTGTATTACTGATCCTTTAGGGGCATCATGGGGACCGCCCGTATCCGCGTGACCGTGAAGGACTTCTGCCGCTGTATCAGTTATTCGTACCATTTATAAGAGAGTCCCATCGAGATCGATATTATCGTTAGAAACCAAGATCAGGGGGTTCATATCCTGCATTTACCATGGCCTTCAACTGTGACTCCCTCATACGCTCATTCGGACTTAGTTTTCCTTTTGATACCAAACTGGCATGTTCTTTTATTGCAGCCTCAATCTTATTAGCGTAGGCTACTCTCTCGATTTGTTTTGTACGAGCTACTTCAGACACGGCCTTTTTCAATATGTATTTGTTTTCGTCTATACGTTTATCTATCTCTTCTTTTCCTTTTTCATCCAGAGTATTATACTTAGCCTGGCTCCTCAACTTCTCTATAGTCTTTGTCAGCAGGCGTTCTTCTTCTGCCTTGATATCTTTATTCACCACGTCGTTATAGGTGGGTTTTGATGCAGGTACTCGTAGTATATCCTCTATAGGCTTTTGGACTTCTTTGGGAGCTTCCTGCTTAATTTCTGTTTTGGGAATCTCTTGCGCAGCCTTCATCTCCTCACGTACCCGTACGAACTTCTCCACCGACGCACGCATTTCAGGAGTCTGTTGCTCAGGACGGTACATCGACATCTGTTTGTCGACAGTTTCTTTTATCGCAGCCTCTACCTTAGAAAGTACCGATCCTCCACTCTCACCACTTCCGCCTATTTCACCCGGACGTCCTTCATGACCCCAGTTACCAGATCCCTCACCCCCAAAGTCATGTGCTTCTGCCTGTTCGAGGAATTCAAAGAGCTTTGGTACAAGGTCGAGATGCCCAGCCAATAATGTCTTTATCTCAGCTGGCACGTGACACTCCACTTCAGGTGATTACCGTAACCTCATACCAATATAGTGCGTTAGATAGTATGTTTTTGCACTGGGCTCACAAAAAGGCCCGCCGAATGCACTAAATTGGTTATGAGAGCGATTTTTGATGGTTTTGGTACTGTTTTGACCTCAAAAGTTCATTTAAAGAGCACTTAACGAGCGTTTTTGGACCAAATCGGTACCGATTTGATTACTTAAGGCGCTTAAATAGGTTCGAAACGAATAAATTTTGTCGGTACTGTCGGGGAGTGTGTATGAAGAAATCGGCGATGAAAGACGTGTTTCTGAAGAACTACGCGGACACGTTTGGTAATGTATCAGCTTCGTGCCTTGCCATCAAGATCCACCGGGATACCTATTATGAGTGGTGCAAAGCTGATCCAGAATTCAAGCGTGCAGTAGAAGAAGTAGACGAGAGCTTCCTGGACTTCGCGGAGTCCAAGCTACACAAAAAAATTTCTGACGGTGAGTGGATCCCTCTGAAATACTTCCTTGAGAACAAGGCCAAGAAGCGCGGGTGGAGCAATAGTGACGTCCCAGTAATGCAGCATACCGGTACCATCAAGATCGAGATCGCCAAATCCATTATACAAGGTAACGCCAAGTGAACTTCGCCCTCACCGAGGAAGAGCCTCAGGCAGCTTCTACCACGGTAACCATATCCGGTGGTCCGTTGGAGCTATCCTATACAGAGATGCAGGATAAGGTATTCTCCGACCCTCACCGCTTTGTGGTGTTCGCCAAAGGACGTCGCTTTGGTGGTACTATAGGCGCAGCGAACTGTGTAATAGAGACTATGCTATCCGGTGGACAGAAAGTCCTGTGGGTGGATACGATTCAGGGCAACCTGGCTAAGTACTTCCAGAGATACTTCGTGCCTATACTCAAACAGATCGATCGACAATACTGGTCCTGGAACGAGTCCAAGAAAGAACTAAAGATCTTGGACTCTTTTATGGACATGAGAAGCGCTGAAAGACCTGAGAATATCGAAGGATTTTTCTATTCCATGGTGGTACTTAATGAGGTCGGTCACATCTTAAAAAACCGGTACCTATGGGATAATTGCATCAGACCTATGACTCTCGACCTACACGCCAAATGTTTCTTCGTAGGTACTCCTAAAGGTAAGCGTGATAAAACTGGGCAGGAGCACCTATACTACACATTCTTTAAACGTGGGCAGGATCCTGTAGCATTTCCTGACTGGAAATCATTCGTAGCTACTTCATACCAGAATCCTTTTCTATCTAAAGAAGACATCGTAGACCTGGAAAAAGAGGTACCGGCTATCATATCACGGCAGGAGATACATGCTGAATTTATAGATATATCCGAGGATAGCGTATTCCGTGATGAATGGTGGAAGATAGTAGACAGTGTACCTGTAGAGGCCTCTGTAGTCCAGAAAATCATATCTATAGATACAGCATTCAAAGATCGGGAGACCAATGATTTCTCTTGTGGGTTAGTGTGGCAGCGTACTCACGAGGCCTATTATATAGTAGACATGTTCATGGAGCGACTCACGTTTCCTGACCTCATCACCAAGGTCGAATCTGTGTATGCTACGTGGTTACCGGACATAGTCCTTGTAGAGGATAAAGCTTCCGGTCAGTCCTTGGTACAGATGTTCCAGCGTACTACCATGCCTGTAGTACCCTTCAAGGTCGATAGTGATAAAGTCACACGCGCTATCGCTATCACGCCTTTGATAGAGCAGGGTAAAGTATTTCTCGTTAAAGGTTCATGGAACAAGACCTTAGTAGACCAATGCGCCGTTTTTCCGCAAGGTGAATTCGACGATGCCTGTTTTGTAGCAGGTACTTTAATAGCCACCCCGCTTGGAGATAGGCCTATAGAGACGCTAAAAATAGGGGATAGGGTGCTTACGCCTGTGGGGGTTAGAAAAGTAACTAAAATCTATGTTAGCAATGCTGATAAAGTAATAACTAAATTTGGACTTACAGGCACTCCGAGTCATCCAATTCTATATAGTAATAATTTTGAGAAAATGGATGCATTGACACTGACCTTGGGATTACATATATTAGGGGCATGGAAAACTATACTGTGGTCTCTGACGCATGCATTGTATTTGAAGGAAAATCCTACATCAAAATTAGTAGGGAAAGCAATTATTACTACTATAGCGAGTATCATTCCGCAAAATACAAACACAAAAAAATGGGACGCAGGACTACTTGTAGGACTATGGAAGCGCTACACCACGCCGTATGGAAAAAAGCACACAATAGAAAAATACCCCCTGGCTATCTGGTACACCATATCGATGGTGATACAGATAATAACGATCCTACTAACCTACAGCTTTTATTGTCTCGGGAACATAATGCTCTCCTTAAGGGCAAGTGCTCCGACACTCAAAAAAAACACCTTGAAAGTGTTAGGCCGCTTACTGTTGCTTGGCACAAGTCTGATGAAGGTAGAAACTGGCACAAAGAACACGCAAAAAAAGCATGGACAGACTCTTCAGGTAACAAAAAACAAAAATCCAAATCATGTGTATGCCTTCAGTGCGGTGCAAACTTCATGTCCTACAAATCAGGTAGTAAATACTGCTCACATAACTGTTCCCAAAAGTATTTATACGCCCACAACAATAAAAAAATCACAGTTATATGCGGGCATTGTCACAAATCCTTCGAAGCTATCGATAGAGGAAAAGACACTACCACGTTTTGCTCCTTCTCCTGCCGAGGCTACTCTACCCAGTCCGCCCTTCGTAGTATATAATCTCGAGATAGACTACGCTCACTGCTACTATGCCAACAAGATTCTTGTTGGCAACTGTGACGCATTGAGTATGGGATTAAATTACATGAAAAACTACGCTCCGCTATCTTCTTCTCGGGTTCCTATTAAACGAAAAATCGTCCGTACACAGTCAGATAATATGAGAGGATATTAATCATGGCACGTCGTAGAAAATTCTCCGTACCCATCACCAAAGGTGCTTCCTATACATTCGCCGAGTCTCCTGTGTCCACGTCCAAGTTCGGTGAGATAGTCACCAGAGACACTGCGTTTGACTACTACAAGACTCTCGGTTTCTTGCCCAACGTCGATCCCGTACTCAAGAAGCTCAACAAAGACGTCGAGGTATATGATGATTTGTTCGCGGACGCACGCGTGAAAGCAGCCTTCGGTAGTCGTCAGGCAGGATGCACGTCGCTCTCATACGAGCTCGACCGTATGGGTACTCCCGCACGCCAGTATAAAGTAGTCGAGTCCGTCCTCAACACACTGCCTGTGACCGATATCATTGCTCAGATGATTAGTGCCGTATGGTACGGTTATCAGGTCTCCGAGGTTATTTGGAGTAGAGTAGGCGGCATGGTACTCCCGACGTCCGTAGTCCCCAAGCCACAGCGTTGGTTTCGTTTTAGCGAAGACAATGAGCTCGTGTATCTGACCAAGACCCATCAGACAGACGGAGTAAAACTCCCCGACCACAAGTTTATCACCGCCAGGCATTCTCCGTCATACGGAAATCCTTACGGTGACCCTGTCGCTCAGGCGTGCTACTGGCCCGTTAAATTCAGACACACCGGATTCCGGTTCTTCACGCAGTTTATTGAAAAGTACGGGATGCCCTGGATCAAGACAGAGTACCCCCTGGGTGCACGTGAGTCCCGTGTCATAGAGATGCTGGACGTCCTCAACAAGTCCGTACAGGATAGCGTCGTAGCGTATCCGTCCGAGTGGAAAGTAGACGCTTTGCCTGTGGGTGGTTCCCAAAAGTCCGAAGACATCTACGCTAAATTTTTAGACTACTGCAACACCGAAATCTATATGGCTCTATTAGGACAAAACTTGACTTCCGAAGTAGAAGGTGGGAGCTATGCCGCCGCCAAAGTACACGGCGGAGTACGCCAGGATCTTATCGAGGGTGATAAAAGGATGGTTGAGGCGGCGTTTGACACGCTGATAGACTGGATATTCTTTTATAATTTCTCAGGCGACGCCCGTCCGGAGTTCCATTTAATAGAAGCCCCGAGGCCTTCTGTAGAAGACTCTCAGGTGACGTCGGCTCTGTATACCGCCGGAGTCAGATTCAAAAAAGTTTATTATCAAAAGCACTACGGACTATCGGAGGATGAGTTTGATTTACCTGAGCCTGTAGCCCCGGGGACTGCTACTCCCGAGGTTACAGTAGCTACAGACGACCAGACTATCATGGATACAGCAAATACAGCCAAGGACGCCACACAGACACCAGGAGTAGGCAACAATGGGTGACGATTTAATCGACATGGTAAAAGAGTGCCTTACAGAACACTCTAAAAACATGGTATCGCAATCTCAGTGTAACTCTAAACTGTGGAGTATACTCAAATGGGCATTCCCTATATCAATCAGTCTCATAGGAGGAGTTATTGGATTACTAATTACTCTTAAAGTGGACATCAACACCGTACAAATCGGTATTAAAGATCTTGATAAACGTGTGTCCACTATAGAGTACTCGTATCCGTCCATAGACCGCAAGCTCGATATCTTGCTCGGTGACGTCAAGCCTACCCAGACGTATGTAGATTCTATTCGCGCCCGGGCACGGAGGAGCAAATGATCGAGGCCACCGTAGACGACACCGAGGTCCAGGAGTTCATTGGAGATTTTCAAGCAAAGGCTGATGACCTCTCAGACCCCCTTGCCGAGGCGGGGCAGTTAGCCGTCGACTTCGTGCGTGAGACTATCGATGAAGAGGGCCGCGGGGAGTGGGACCCTCTTCTGACTCCGTCCGACCACCCTATGTTGAAAGACACCGGTGCCCTTTATGAGGCGGTCGGTTATCAGGTTCGCGGGACTTCGGTGGACATTGATGACGGGATGAGTTACGCCGGGTACCAGGATTCGATGAGACCGTTCATGTTTTTAGACGATGCCGCGACTACCGAGATCGAAGATATCCTGGTCAAGCATTTTGAGGTGGAGTGACCTCAGGGCTGAGAAAACCGTACTCATACACCTTGGGCCTCAGTTTATCCCTCATTTTGTTATGGGCTGTCTTCAGTGCATTCAGTTCTTCCAGACCTTTACCAGCGTCCAGTAGAGCATTACGGACCTGGTACCATCCTGCATCCCAATAGGATAGCTTGTACTTGGTACGGTTCAGGTTAGCGTACTCTTTATAGAAAACCTCGTACACCTTCCGACCTGCATCCAGCAGGGCCTGTGCTTCGGTTGAGAGAGTCCTGCCTGAGAGCCATGTGCTCACGTACGTGTCTTTGGCTGATCTGAGCTGTGAGTAGACCTCCTGCGGCATGGATTCCAGGCTACGCAGCCACTCTACTGAGTATGGATAGAACTGGTTGCGTACCTGCCATTTCGTACCTTTGTACTCCACGTCCTTGAGTGCTGAGGTCTGGTTGCTCCCGTGGTAGAGGCACCATACGGCACAGTCGGTGATGAAATCCTCGGGGAGTGGGTCGATATTGGGTTGCTGGAATTGATCCGCCCAATTCAACCACGAGGGGTCAACAGTTTGGCGTACAGCCCATGTGACCATAGACTGTTTAAATA